CAAAGTAATCTTGATTTCGTGCGACATAGGCAGACTCCCACTTGTTGTTGCCGAATATGACTGACATCCAGATACCATCTGCGTCAGCCAGACGAGCATACGTTTGTATCTGTGGCATGTAATACTCGATCACACTGTCCATATTGTTCATAGCATTGGTGTGCTTGGCCTCAACAATATTGCCACCAAACATAGCATCGACTGTACCTTTTGCTGGCACATTGCCTAAGACTTTTTCAAACTCAAGTTGATGACTCGATAGCACTGCATCATGCTCAGTCTCAAACCAGTTAAGGTTAAAGCCTTCAGTATGTATGCCCATCTGAACAGCAATGTTACGACTAAGATCGTCGCTCTCTGCGCGGCCTGTCTTAACTTGCCATAGTTCTAGCCAGTGTCCCTGCATAATGCGGACACAATCTGACCCTCCGATAAATCCTGTACGTTTCATTTGGTTCTCCTTATGTAATTAGTTTACTGCTTATGTGCAGTGTTTGCAACCCATTCATCGTATGGTTGTAGCTCTTCTTCGGTGATGTGATACTCCTCTATTAATTTTTTGCGGTGTTTACCTCTCAAGTATAGCTCACCAACAGCGCCTCCAGAACGAATGCGATTTGCGTTTAGCTGGTACGAGTCAGGCAAGTCATCACTTGTGTCTGTACGGGGCTCTGCGTGGCTCTTAGATACCTTTGACATGGCATCCATAAACTCTTTGACCGATGGTACGGTGCGTGTCTTCGCAGATTGAGTTACCTCTTTCGCTATGGGGGCGACGAGGGAACTCATCCGCTCCTTAGTTATTTTACTTGGGAGGTTGCGATTGATTGCTTCGATGATGTCCATAGCTATAACTGTGGGCTCAAGATCTCTTGGCATGTTGAAGCGTCTGGCAATGTCAGACTTGAACCATTCCTTTAGGAATGAAATGCGCTCATCATAATTCATTGAGCCAACCCATAGTCTTGATTGATTCTTTTACCTCAAGCTCGAGGTCATCATCCCATCGCTCGCCGTTAAGCCAAGTAGATGCATGAGGTATGAATTGTTTCTCAACACCTGTGGTATCACAGTGAGCAGCATACTCTTTAGCTGCGGCAATGATCTCATCAACAGGCGCTAGCTTGATAGCTCTAGTGAATGCAGTACGAGCAGCGCCCTTACCAATACGTCTTGGATAAGATTGCCAGAACGATTCAAAGTCAGCCGTTTGATTTGGATGCGCCATTTTGGCACGTGAAGATAATGTATTATTATTAGCTAACTCTAGCTTAGTAATATTACTTACTACTTCGGGTGCCAATTTGGCGTCACCATTTTTGTCAGTCATGTATTCCTCCATAGAAGTTAGTAGATAAAGATTAGGTTTGTTTGGTCTTCGCTGTACTTTTATGAAGCCGTGAAGCTCTAACCAAAAGATGCAGCGTGTTACTGTTCGAATAGGTATTAGCGTATCACAAGATAGCTTTTGCTGAGAAGGAAAGCATTCTCCTTCAGCATTGCAGTATGTAGACAATGCAATAAGAACAACCTTTGCAGTAGCATTTTCTACTGGCGTTAGTGCAGTATCTACTATAAGATCGTAAATGATCACGTTGGTTCTCCATCACCTTGATTGTAATATAACTAGGCGCTCTCCATTCTCAAAGCTAAGCTTTAGGAGAGCGTCTTTTTATTTAGGCCATAAGCTTGTATCACCTGATAGTGAGTAGTGGCCTACCTTTTTATTGCTGCCAGTGTCTCGGCAATCACAATCAATAGGCCATCCTTCTTCTTTTAATTCAAAGATTCTTGCAGATAATCTGAAGCTACCAAACTCATAAAGTGCTTCGAGTGGCGTTAATGTTTTACCTGTCTTTAGGTAATTAAGTATCTGATTTGTTTGGCTCATCTTGGTTCTCCATTAGTTGTTCAAACACTTCGCCTTTTAATATTACAATTGTTTGTGGCTCTCCGTGTCTGCGTTTGTAGATAGCTAAGTCCCTTCCTTCTAACACACTGAAAGGACTGGGGAAATTTGATTTGTCTCTGTATTTTATTTCTCCTACCAGTTCGTGTCCCATGAGTTCGACTTTGATGTCGCCTCTATATTCTCCTCCCAGTGCTCCCGAGAGGGGTTGGCGTTTCGCTTTGATACCGATTTTCGTGAGCCACTCCACGATTTTTCTTTCGTGATAGTATCCCTTAGACTTATTTTTGTTTGCCATCTGTCTCCCTCATAACATTCGAGACAAATAATCCAGTGTTTATTCTTTGTCTTTTCGTGCTGGTTTCTAAGGATTGCAACAAAGTATGCGACCTCTAGCTCGCATGAGTCACACGTTGCTGTCCCTTTTTCTAACTTCGATTTGATACCCAAGAGCGTCTAACCAACACACAAGCATGAACCCAGATGGGATTCGCTTATGTGTTTCCCATTTGTGTACAAGAGATGCAGTGCAACCAATGCTATAGGCCAATGCTTCTTGGCTTAAACTTTGCTCTGATCGTGCGTGTATCAACTCGTTCACCAGATTCTCGTAGTTCTCTGGTATAATCACGGGCTTTTTTAAGTGCGTAAAGTTTTTCAATTTTGTTCATCACCTTGATTGCCGTAAGGTATCTTAGCTCTGTCTTTAAATTAATCGTACGATAATAGGTAGAGGTAGGAATACCAGCTTGCTTAAAGGCTTTCAGAAGAGACATGTCTGTCTCCTCTGCTCTGTCTTTCAACGATTGTAGATATGATTTCATGCTGCATAATTGCAGCAATCATATTGTTAGTCAACCTTTCGTCCAACCCCACAGTCTTGATTTGGTTTTTGATTTGTTATTTTGCAGGTGTTCTTCGTGTGCATCTCTGATAATTTCTACGATGTATTCCGCTAATGTTTCGCATTGAATTTTGCGTGCCTCTGTTGCTAACCAATCAACCTGTTTGTCAGTAAGTGCATCTAAGATTGCGGAAACATTACCAAGTCGCATGTAGTTTTTATGATGGCTACCACTTGAGATTGGCTTTACAGATGGGCGTGGTATTACTCCAGCATCTCGCCCTCTTCGCAAAGCACTGTTAATCTTTCCGAATTTCCACCCTGTTTGGTGAGATATTTCTTGAGCAGACAAACCTTTTTTAGATAGCTCCCATATCTTAAGGGTATCAGGGGAGCGCTCATAAGTTCTTGTGTATTCCATATCGTTTCCTTTATTTAGAATTTGATTTCATCATTGAGTTCTTCATACTCATGATTGGCTTCCCATGCTGATGTTGCACGGACTAAGAATTTATCCCTATTAAACTTAGGGTTAGTAGCTGCAAGTACGTCAGCAATAGAGTGAAGGTGAGAGGGCCAGCTTACTAGCGGCCCAATCTTATCAGCAATAAATTCATAGTGACCTCGGCTCATCCGTGGTGTAGTCATACTAGTTCTCCTTGTCTATCTGACTCTTGATTATTTGTAGAGCGTCAATCAATTCGCTCAAATTTTTATAATGAATGATTGGTTCATTGCCAGTAATAGGCCCATTAGGATTGCGTAACATAACTTCTTGTGTGTTAATTTCGCCGTACCATTTATGTTGTACAATGGATACTTTGAATCCTTTGTGTGAGACTCGTACAAAATTAATATTTACTTCTTCGTCACTCATTATATTAGTTCTCCTTGTTGAATGAATGCTTTGTGAGTCATTGCTTTGGCAACCATATCTTCTCGATTGCGTCGAGCAACTTCTGGATTGCGTAGCTCTGAAGTATGCGAAGCCCAGTAGGTCATGGCATTGTACAGTGCCCACTTGTTATTACCTAAACTTGCACGTTCATTGTCCCAGATACTCAGCAAGTTCTCTAACTGTCGCTCGTTTGATTTATGCACAAGCTTCTGACGCGATGGTGTCTTAGCTAATGTATGCTTGAAGAAGTATTCAGCCATCTCGCTAGACACGTTTGTCTTCATCCACTCAACCCACTGGTCTCTGCTGTTCATGAAGGTATCAATGCCGTTGACCATTTTGATTGCACTGCCTTCGACGTTGATTGATTGCGTGTGTTTGTATCTGCTTCGAGCAGTACCAACAGGTGAGGTGCATCCATTCAAGCACCATAACCGTAAGCCATCGGCTGCTTGAGAGAAAGACCATGATGCATCGTATGAATTAAAGAAGCTGATACGATACTTAACGATGTCACCAACAGCTGGTTCGATTGTAATATTATTAAATAAGATTTCACCTCGAAGCTTACGACCACCTTCGATGACAGTAGTAGTTAACTCGTAGTCATCAGATAGATCAGCTTCTTTGAGTGCATCCATTGTACTGTTGACCACATCATCGTGAGTTAGAATGCGATAGCGTGAGCCGTGAACACCAAGTACTTCCTTGGTATCTGTACGCATGACGGCTTGAGTGCCATCAATTTTATATCCATAAGTGTCATAGACAGGTTGCGTTTCAACTGGAAAGTCCCAGTCGTTGGTTGAATTTAGTGTACTGAAGTCAAGCATTTGCTTTTTCCTTTTTGATTGTAGCATGTAATTGCTGTGCAGTTCTGCTTTGTAAACTAAGACATTGGTGTCCCAACAGGAGGCATAAGAATAGCGCCAACCTTTCAGTCAGCGCTTGCTCTTAGTTAGAGGATGTAAAGCAACAGTAGTATTGTTGCTCCGACGCAAACTACTCCGATGGTAGCTTCGATGTATTCTCTAATCATTGTTACCTCCTTGGTAGAGGTGGGGCTTACGCCGCCACCCTTTTCTTGAGAGCTTCGATCTTAGATGATTTCATCATCGGCGCACGTTTCTTTGGAGTGGGTGACCACTCGAGCCCATCGCTGATAATAGTGTATGCTGTAAGATCTGCTTGATGACGCTCCTCCATGTGATCCAGCTCGATTTCCATCCGATCTATGAGGTTCATGATCCGCATCTGCGGTGCGTCACGACCTTCTTCTACCGCTGTTTCGTAGTCCGACATTGCGTCTGCCATCTGCTTCTTCTTGTAGACGAGACCGTTGTGGCTTGTGTAACAAGCGTCGCGTGCAATGTTCTGCATCAAGTAGTCGTTGCCATCAATCTGATGGTATTTAATTACTGCGAGTTTAAGCTCGACAAGTTTTGATGTACCAGTAGTCATATCTAGGTTCTCCTTAGTTGTATCTCGAGGAGCATCCTCTCGATGCAATGCAAGAGAAGCGTACTACAACCCAGCTCGCTGGGCTTGCAGTTAGCAAGGGCGAAGAACGGAGTGTCCCTTGCGAACTGTTGGAGGATGATTCACGCCAGCATAAGTCGGGAGGATGACCGCAGAGATAACTGAGGAGGGCCGCAGCTATGCGGTACGTCAACACTTGGCGAGGTTACACCTCTCAGTCTTTGTAGTATTTGTAGTAGTCGTAGTACGCTGAGGTACTCTTTGTGCGTTGACATAGGGGTTTCAAGAGGTGTTATGTCTGGGGGGAGAGAGGGAGAGGGGGGCTAGTAAGGAGATACAATGAGCAGTATAGAGCCACGCAAATTAACAGAACGACAGGTAGCGTTAGTTGATGCATATGTAGCAAACGGTGGGAACCTGACCAAGGCTTCCCAAGCTGCTGGATATGCGGAAGGTAACTCAGGAAGAGTGACAGCACAGAAGGCAATGAAGACGGCGCATGTGCAACGTTACCTGATGCAAGTAACGGCAGAGGCATTCAGCACTCATGCTGCGATGGCAGTTGGAAAGGTAGCCGGCTTGGCTTCTAGGGCTAAATCTGAGTACGTACAGCTCCAAGCAGCACAGGATTTACTAGATAGAGCTGGCTTCAAGCCTATAGATAGAAGCCAAGTTCAAGTGGCTGGTGATATAAAGGTGTCAATTGATCTAGGATAAACGTTTTACCTAGTCTAGTAGCATGGGGGTAGGGCCAAAAAGTGTGGTTACTGGTTACTGTAATAGTCCCCTACAGACATTATTCTCTAAAAAAGCTCGATAAACATTTGTGTGTTGTGCAAAATATTTTTCTTGTTGTAGGTTGCGATCAGGAATAGGAGATTGATATGGATGTAGTTACTAAGAGTATTAGTGCTGAGAATACCTTTAGTGATGCTTTGTCATTGCGTGGTGATTTTTCTCTGAGCATTAGTGGGTTGAGTGATTCAACGGTTACTGTTCAGCGTAGCTTTGACGCTGGGTCTAGTTGGGCTGACGTTGATACTTTTACTTCTTCGTATGAAGGTAATGGTTATGACGCGGTTGGTGCTCAGTATCGTGCTGGTATTAAGAGTGGTGCTTATGGTTCTGACACCGTTGTTGTTTCTTTGCGTGAGAATGATACAGGCCGATGAGTCGTTTTGGGGATAAGAAACCAGAGCCAGTTACTCACACTGCCAACAATGGCAATGCGAAGGACGCTCTTGGAGGGCGTAAGGCATGAGGAAAGAGCATAAGAATCCGAAGGGAGGGTTGACCGCTGCTGGTCGAGCCCATTTTAAGAGGACTGAAGGTGCTAACCTAAAGGCTCCTGTTAAGAGTGGCACTAACCCTCGTCGTGTTTCTTTTGCTGCTAGGTTTGCTGGGATGAAGGGGCCGATGAAAGATGAGAAGGGTCGCCCTACTCGGAAGGCATTGGCGTTGAAAGCGTGGGGCTTTGGTAGTGTTGAAGCTGCTCGAAGTTTTGCTAAGAATAACAAGAAGAAGAAAGGATAGAATATGTGCTTTGGTAGTGGCGCTCCTGCGTATAAGAAGCCTGAGTTTGGGCCGTTGCCTTCTACGGCAATGGGAGATTCCAAGAAAGGTATGGGGCCAGATTTAAAAGATGTTAAGTTGCAGCGTAAGGGTAAGAAGACCCGAAGCCTGTTAAATCCACAGTCTCCAGAGGGCTACGATATCGATGCAAATTAAATTAGAAGGATACAATGCCAATGCCAATGGGTAAAGGAACATACGGAAGCAAGGTCGGTCGGCCTAAGAAAAGCTTGTTAACCAAGGGGCAGAAGTCATTGCCTGATTCTTTGAAGCGTAAGATAGCTGCTGCTAAGAAGAAGAAGGCACAGGCTTAGATTATGGCTGTTAATGAAGCTGGTAACTACACAAAGCCTACAATGCGTAAGTCTTTGTTTAATAGGATTAAGGCTGGTGGCAAGGGTGGTAAGCCCGGTCAATGGTCTGCTCGTAAGGCGCAGATGTTAGCCAAGCAATACAAGGCCAAGGGTGGTGGGTATACGTCGTGAAGGCTCCTCAAAAGTCATTACGCGCTTGGACTAAACAGAAGTGGCGCACTAAGAGTGGCAAGCCTTCTACGCAAGGCAGCAAAGCTACTGGTGAGCGTTACCTACCTGAGAAGGCTATTAAGGCTCTTAGCTCTTCCGAGTATGCTCGATCTTCTGCGCTAAAGCGAAAAGCGTTGAAGGCTGGAAAGCAAGTCTCTAAACAACCAAAGAAGATTGCTGAGAAAACAAAACAATATAGGAAAGTATAAGATGGCTTGGACGTTTTCAGATGGCACACCCTATGATGGGCCTGTGCATACTCTTCGCGACATTAGTTACTCTGGCGCAACGCGCACAAGAGAATCCCGACGCCTGATCCGAACTCCTGATCTTCCCCAGCCCAAGCCAGCTCCGAAGAAGAAGGCAGCTCCTAAGAAGAAGAAAAAGGGCGCTAGTGCGTGGGATTAACACTTACACAACAAGACAGGAACCTTCTGCGCGGCATTGTTAGGAAGGTTCACTTTGCTCACATTGAGGCAAAGCATGGGAAGTCTTTTGTTACTGACATGGAATGCGACAAGCTAATCGATAGCATTGGCCCAGAGGTTGCCGAGCGCATGATAAGGTTTGGCGTAGACAAAGGATTAAGGTAAATGACTGACTTTAAGTACAAGCCTGATGGTGAAGTGCTAAAGTCTTTCATGAGGGACGAAACATTCTTTCGTGGAATACGTGGCCCAGTAGGTAGCGGTAAGAGTGTTGGCTGCTGCGTTGAGGTTTTTCGAAGAGCTCTCCAGCAAGACAAAGCCCCAGATGGAAAGCGTAAGTCTCGATGGGCTATTATCCGAAATACCAACCCGCAGCTAAGAACAACTACAATTAAAACATGGCTTGATTGGTTCCCAGAGAGCGAATGGGGCAAGTTTACTTGGTCGGTTCCGTATACTCACCACATCAAGAAGGGCGAGATAGACCTCGAAGTCTTGTTCTTAGCCTTAGACAGACCCGAAGATGTTAAGAAACTGTTGTCACTAGAGCTTACTGGCATCTGGATTAACGAAGCCAGAGAGATACCTAAGTCTATTATCGATGCGTGTACTATGCGTGTCGGTCGTTTTCCTTCTATGCGTGATGGTGGGCCTAGCTGGACAGGCGTAATTGCAGATACCAA